CTTCACATAGTGAGATACCGCTTCCGCATCATTCCTATCAAACGCACCTTGAGCTTGAGTTCTTCGTGGTCCCATAGACATAGGGTCGTACTCATTTAACCACGATACCCAACGTTCATCACTATCGAGCTGGTCGAACCCTGGGGCTAAAACATTTAGCTTTTGGGTAAAACTCATCTCTCCAATTTGGTCTCCGGTATTTGCAACACTACTCTGTAGGTCAGCAAATGCTTTCTCCTGTTTCTCAAAACGGGTCTCATAATCCTGAGACACCTCTTTAATAACACGTCGTTGAAACTCAATCAAATCATCGCCATACTCTTCTCGATCGGCGTCGGTTACATAACTAACTTTCTCTTTGGGTTTAGCAGCTTTTTCTTCCTTCGCAGCGGCAATATCCTTTTGGATAGAACCCAACTGGTCCGTAAGGTCTCTAACCTGCTGATGCAGTCTAGGTACCTCAGCATCATACTTACCCCGTAAGGTGCTGTACTTCTGCTTAAAACTATCTGTTTCTTCCTTGCCGAGATTGTCAGCCGGCTTTGCTTCTTCTTGTGCAGCTTCTTTCGTAGGCTGTTCGTTCGATACTTCTTCTTTGGTATCCTTGACTACTTCCAGTTCTGGTGTTTCGCCTTCTTCTGTAAGTTCGCCTTGGGCGTTCAGTTTTTTCTCTAACTCTTCAACTTCCGCAAGCTGTGCTTGCACTTGTTTTGGCAATGCCATTTTTTCTTCTCCTTAAAGCACCAACTCTGTTACGCAGCGTCCTATTGGTATGCTGCTCCCTTTATGGTGTGCTCCACAAATGCGTTAGTTACCTAACGCTCCTATCCTGCTTTCTGTGATTCTTTAACCACAGTAAGCAAATCTTCAAAAGCTTCTGCTCGTCCCTGCAAACGGTGAATAATTCCCGTATCGCTTGCGTACACTAGCTTCTGCTTCGCTCCATCCAATTCTCTCTGAAGAAGCTCCAATACTTTACCAGTTGATGGGTCCTGAAGCCGGTTTAGGGCTTGTTTCTCCTGTACTGATAGAGTGTTAGTGTTAATCATGTACCTATATCATACCTAAAACGTAACGCGTGTGCTGTTTATTTTATCGACCGTTAGGTTTAGGGCTTATATTATTATCTTGGCGGCCTCCCTGAGGAGTACCGTCTTCCTGTAAGTTAGCGGATTGCGGCGGTGCTATACCCATTTGTTGGTGCTGCATCTGCATTTGCATCGCTGCTTCCTGCTGTTGCTGCTGGGCCGCTAGCTCTTGTTGTTTCTGGATTTCTTCACGAGACGGGACAAGCCTGTCAATATTGGTGTTGAGGTTTCCAGCAAGGTCGCGTAATAGTTCAGCCGTTCCTGGTAGGCCAACAATTTGCTGTGCAACAGGGCTTTCCAATACCAAACGTAGGAACTCAGTCTTACGTACAGCTTCTGATTCTTTAACGACAAGCGACGTTGCGCCTCGTGCGACAATTTGAACATCTCCAATTAACTCCGGGTCATTACTATAACGTATGTTTCGCTGGTACTGTCTCTCAAGCATCGGGTTCAACACATCGTGGTCGATGTTACCGATTACCTGCTTAATACTCTTACCGGCGTTAGAAATCAACATAGACAGACCTGACGATGTACGTCCTGCACCAGGTACGTGCTGACCTGTCATATACTTAGGAATACCCGTGACTTCGTCAGCGATATCCATAAACCTATCAAACACAGCCATAAGCTCTTGTGCGTTTGAGTTAGGTTGAAAAAAGCTTATCGGTTGTGATGCATCGCCGTACTCTGACTGCTGGAACTGCCAAATCTTCCACGGGTGCATTTGTGTAATGTCTTCGCCTGCAGGTAAGCGACTTACGTTCACTCCTACCTGTGGTCCTGAAGAGATACCCATGTTGTTAGCTAACGCTCTAGCTGCAGCGTTACACATGCTCTGAGCGTCCATACATAGGTCAGAGACACCATTACCGTCTATACGGCCTGGTACTTTCTCGAATGACGTTACATAGTAAGGTTTACGGCCGATAGGGTCGTAGTTAAGCACTGCTTTAATTACTACATTGTCGACCATCCATACTTCACATGGGTACGACAGCTGAGGGTCTTCGATATCTTTTTCATCTAGGCCCCACTCTAAAAGTAGTTTGCCTGGGATAGAGTCCCACAATTGAATCGCAGCTACTAAATCTTCTGTAGCATCATCAAAGTCTTTACCCTCTAGGTCTTCAAAATCAGAGTCGTCACGGTCTAACCAGTCGAACCCTGTAGTACTAAAGTCCGACAACAACGCTCTTACTGAAACTTCGTCGTATCCTTCGACGCCTATCATAGACTCTACGTCGGTACGTGTCAGGTGGTGTACTTCGATGACTGGCATATTCTGCACATCGTCACCCCACGGGGCCCAGTAAAACTTGTAAGGGTCAACACGTTCCCACTCATCATGGACAACTTCTTTAGTAACTAGTTCCCCACCTTCCCACTGCATCTTTTTACGTTTGCGTGGGACCGGTCCTTTCAACACAGCGTACGGGTACGTAGCTACGTCGTTAGTAAATTCAAATAACGCTTTAATAAACCCACCCTCTAAGAGTTGGTCTTCCATCTTCTGCTCCATGCGGTCAACACGTTTGTTCGCGTCGAACTTCATCTCCCGCATAGCTACGTCTTTCATATCAGAAGCAAACTTCTTAAGTGTAGCCTCGTCAACAGCGTCACCGCCCATCTCGTAGTATTCCTGCAAATTCTGCTGCATAATACCTTGTAGGCGGTCTATTAATTCTGGTGGAACTTCTGGGATAGGGGTTGCTGAGATAGACCAAGGTTTATCATCGCCTGTGCCAAGTAGTGTGTCTCGTAGCCAAGCTGTAGCGGTACGACATTTAGTAGATACGATACCCATAAACATCTCTGAGCCGCCTTGCGACTTAATTTCAGCAAGTTTCTCGGGAGAATACTCCATATTACGGGCACGAGCAGTAGCTATTAGGCGTGGTTCAATGTCTTTTTCTTTATGGTCACGCATTATCTCCCAACGTTTACGCGTATGGGATGATAAACCTACTAAAAGGGTACTCTGCTGCTTGTCTTGAGCCTCGAGACGAGCCCTTTCTTCCAGATCAGACGCACTAGCTACGGGTATTAACGCTGCACCTAAAGACATAATTTTCTCGTATTAACATAATATGTTAATATGCTACCATCAGAACGCGTCGATGTCAACATATTATGTCCATCCTCCAGAGGAAACGGGAGTTACAATTCTTCGAGCCCCCTGGTTGTGTAAAGTACCAAAAACCTCTCCGCCATCAGCGTGTAGACACATGTACTGGAACGCATCAGCTACGTCAGACCACGGGTGACTTTTCTCCGGTTTCTCGTCTTTAACCCCTTTAGTGTTTATTTTGTATCTGTATTTACCTGCTAGCGCCTGAACCAACGATAGAGCTGAATCTGGGTCTATCATAAGCCCATATTTACCTTCCACGATCCGAGTCATATATTTCTCTACCGCTGCTAGTCTCGCTGCCACCGAGTTAGTCTTCGCTGGCTTTACTGCGAACCCCTCAGCTCTGTATATATCGGCTACCGTCCTCTCATCAGTCTGTGCTCTCTGGAACGCAGCCGGGTCAATAATAACTAGCGTCGATCTACCTGGGAACTTATTAGCCAGTAGAGGCTTCAGTTTTTCTCGTACGAACCTTAGGGCCCCCATGTCTTCTGAGATTATCGAATCGTAAATAACCAAGCGACCATCGTATATTACCTGCCCTATTACAGCGGCGGGCGTCAGACCAGCATCGATACCTATTAACAGAGGCGCATCACTGAACATAGGCTTCAGGTCGCTGTTCGACGTGTGGTTAGTTCTATCAAAAGATTTAAACACCGGCTGCCCAGACAACGACTTGCCAAACTCTGCGTGTATGTACACCGCTATCCAGTCTTCTGTTTTACCCGTAGCCAAGTTATCGTAGTAGTCGTCAGGTAGGAACTGTGTCCAGTCTGCTTCAGGAGCTAGACCACTTGGTTGTATGGTTACATGTACGTTACTAGGCGGCTCTGATAACAGCGTCTCCCAGAACGTATCTTGGTCTGGTGGGTTAGTCATACCCCACAGGTGCGCGTTAGGTTTACCGTCGGATGTCTTACAACCCACCCCGTTCATCATTTTATCTGGGTAACGTCCTAGACGTCCTTGCGCAGCGTTGTAAATGTCCGGGTGTATTTCCCTGAACTCATCAAATATAAAGAAACTAGCCTGCAGCGAGAGTAGACGTCGCACGTCGTTAGCATCGTCCAGTCCCCTGAACAACACCTCACACTCTATGTCTCCAAGTTTTATCACGAACTTATACTCGGTCTTCAGGAACGAACCCATCACACCATCGGGTATCCACTTCATAAAGTCTGGTATGGATGTATCCCTTAACTGCTCTCGCGTGTTACGTACCCATATGGCGCGGGACCGTCTCACACCATCTTTGCATGGGGCCATCAACGCTGCATGGTGCAGTATTTTCATAATACCCGCTGTCGTTTTAGTTGAACCAACAGGACCAACAGCTAGGGCTATAAATTTCTCTGAGTAGAAAAAGTCATCTAACGATTTTATAACTTCGAAGTTTATCTCGTGTTCAGGTACGTGCGCTACTTCTGTCATATGTCCATATCCAGATCGAAGTCCACGTCTAACTCAGCGACGGCTATATGTTCGGGTTTTAGTTTTGGTTTAGGCTCTACTGGTACGGCTTCTACCGTGATGACGTCTTCTTCCCTGTCTTTGGCTCGAGTTATATTTACAACAACTTGAGGTCCTCCCAGTCCAACTACGGCTTTACCGTCTGGCTCTAGCTTGCCCATCTTGTTCAGCATCTTCTGAAACTCCAAGCGTGTTGCCGGGTTTACTGTTGGATTCTGCATGTGGCGAAATAGGTTATCCAAGTTAACAGCGCCCATAAGGCGTGCTAACGTTTCCATTTTAGCGGGGTCATCCTCAATCATCTGCAGTTGCCCGCGAGATAATATCGAGGCGTGCGCGAAGTTAGGGTCTGTAAGTTTATCTACTTGATTGCTCATAGTGCCAAGTGTACCTATACGGTCAGGTGTTTGTCAATAATAGAGGGTATTGTAACAGGGAAATTTTTAGGGTGGGATTTTTTAGAGAGTTTTATTTACGAAGGATGTTTTTTATTAATGCGTCTCTTTTTGAGCTTTGTCTAATTTTTATAGGTTTGATATACGTGGTACATAAGGTTGGGTACGTACCCCGCCCCCCCTGCGTCCAGTACCCCCTATATGGACGCTGTGCCTACTATGTAAGAAGTGCCTTGCAACGCACTATAAAGAAAATACCCTTGCTTAGGGATTGCACAAAGCGATATCACAAGATATCAATCTAAGGATTAAAAGCGTTATTCGGCTAAATGGGATAATTGTAGATAATCGGCGGACTAAATAAAATGTAACGGGCTCTATGAAATTTCCCCGTGCCTAATAGCGGTAAAAGTCGCGATTAAGAAAGGCATCTCTCCAAATAGTAAAAATACGAGAGCGTAAGTAATGAATGCAGGACTAACACCCCTAATGTCATTACCGCGAGTAGTACTCTAATGATGAGAGTACCAAAACACCTGCATGAAAGTTGCACCACTGTACCTACTACATCGCAAACTATTATTATGAAATCGTGTCAACGCGTAAAAGTTGGCATGGTTTCATTAAGTGTATAAGTCTTTGTATGCTTAATGAAGTCATGTGACTTCACTTTTATAATAATGGAGTAATATATGCTAACAATTAAACAACTAAATGTAAAAATCGCTGGTGTAAAGAAGTCAAGCACCTCTATCCGTAACAACGTGCAGGAAATCTTGTGTAGTACTGCAGGACACGCCTTTGAACATGGTGATGTAACAATGTTCGCCAAACTGTTTGACGCGTCTAAAGGACTTAACCGTAAGAAAATCGTTAAGTGGGTGCATGAAAATGGGTTTGCACGTCTGCAAGCCGATGGCACGTTCAAGGTGAATAAGACTATGCGTAAGGAAGCCGACTTTGTTGATGGCGAAGCCGTGGCTAAGTACTTATCCACAGAAACACCTGCGTGGTTCGAAGAGGAAGAGAGTGCTCAAGCAATTCTTAAGGCTCTTGATGTAACTTCGCGTATCACTTCGCTTGTCAAGCAAATCGACAAGGCTGTGGAAACTGGTCAAGAGATTAAGCAGGAAGATGTGCAAGTTGCTCTTAGAATACTAGAGAGTAAAGTTGAGTCAATCGCCGCTTAAATCCAAAGTTAGGGGTAGTAATACCCCTCTCAAATGGACATAATCTTCCAATAGCGAGGGTTATGTCCATTTTTGTATTAAGACACGCAATAAGACACGGTTGTGAAAATAGCCAAACTTTGTCTTATTAGAAAATGCTTTCGTAGCAACCAAAAATAGGGGTAATAAGACAATAAGACAATAAGACATAATATATAAGTATATATAAGTTTTGAAATCCCCGTGTTTATTGAGTGAAAAAAAAGAACACAATCCCGAAACTCCGAACCACACTTTCCATCTCTCTAATTTACGATGTCTTATTGTCTTATTACTGAAATATCAAGGACTTACGCGTGTCTTATTGTCTTAATACAATGTCTTATTACAAACTCCGCCTTCTCGCGGTTCCGCCCAAATCACTCTTTAACCTAAAACCTGCCATGGGTCTTAGGTTAAACGATTTTCACCCCAATGTCAACCCCTTTTAATCATATTTATCAAAATAAAATAGGAGTACTACGCATGACCACAAAAAACCTAAACCTTCTAATCAACACGCTAATATTATTTGGCATAACTGTCTTAACGGTCTACGCTCTTACTTGGTACGACATGCTGAACCGATGAGAAATATAATCAACTACCTCGCCCTTTGGCTACTAATGACAGCCACGGGATTAGTAATAGTGCTAATAGCCGAACACCTATACATTAACGGTATAACATCTTAACCACAGGAGTTGTCATGGACATAATAAGCAACAACGAAATGAGTGAGTTCACGACTCATCAGCAACACTTCCGTAATAACAACGGCACCGTATATACCAAATCAATTAACCACGAGCAACTGTACGTTGTATATTCGTACGGGGAACACTGGCCGATGTATGTACACGATAACGTATCACACACTTGGTTCGGCAATGGAGATAGGTACAGCCGGCCGACGACTAACCGTCATACAGTAATGGCAACCCCTGACATTCACCCCGAGGACATGGTTTATGTGAGTAAGGACATACTACAAGACATAATATCTTTTGGTGGGTACACCGAGTACTGTGCTGGTAGAGTAATCCGCCAACCAACTAATTAAGAACTAATTTAAATAACCAACGCGAAAGCGTTAACAACCAAATTATAACAAAGGAGGGCAACCATGCCATCAATAAGTCAAGTAGTGGGTATCACTACAGCAATTCTAAGAAAATCACCGTCAGCAGTACCTTTTATTAAAGGTAAGCCGGGAATGGGTAAGTCAGATGCGTGTCTGCAAATCGGAGAGAATTTAAATATTCCCGATGAACGTACTCTAATAGTACACGTAAACAACCACGACGTAGTGGACTTCACAGGTGTACCAAGTGTAACAAATGATGGAGTTACAATATTCAACCCGACTGAGATGTTTTATAACTTCAGAGAGGGGACGGGAGCAGGACTAATAATCTTGGAGGAACTACCGCAGTCGAGTAGCCATCATCAAACGTGGGCAGCGGGGTTTCTTTTGGAGCGTAGCACACCAACTTTTAAGTTGGATAAAGACGTTCGGTTCATTGTAACGGGTAACCGC